AATGTATAAATTCTTAAAGCTTGACCCTTCATTCGTTAAAAACAGCGATTTAGGTCAAAAAATTACTATCAATGGACAAGTTGGGGAAGTAGATGGGGTTAAAATTGTAAAAGTTCCTACATCTTATCTACCAGAAGGATGTGCATTTTTAATTACTCATCCAAGTGTCACTTGTTCACCAGATAAACTATCAGATTACAAGATTCATGATAATCCTCCAGGAATTAACGGAAATCTTGTTGAAGGACGTGTTCGTTACGATGCATTCGTAAAAGACGCAAAAAAAGACGGTATCTACGTTCACCAAGAAACTGCTATTGCAACTGAATAGCATAAATCAAAAGACTTTTGTCTTTTGATATAAGAAGCATCATTTTTCAATGCTTTTTATATGGAAAGATAAATAAGGAGATGATTGATTAAAGGTTAGCAGAAGAAGTTTTTAAAATGACTATGTCGTTGATAGATGAGATAAATGATAATGGTACATTAGACCCAAATACAACAGCAGAATACAGAGCGAAAGCACCAGCAATCTTAACAATGCTACAAAATGAAATTATTGGAATAGAGAATAGATACAAGGCGTTTAACGAACAAATTAAACCTATTCCAATTGAAACTTTAGATCAACCGGTACAACTAGATGATATTAAAGCTAATACGTTGCTAACAAATGGATTAGCGTCACATTTAATGTTATATGAAGATACTGCTGTGGCGAGTTTCTTTCAGCAAAGATATGAAGAAATGAGAAATAAATATTTAAAACCAGTTCCAATTACGATTACAAAAAAAATAGATAAATATGATAGTAGTTTAAGTTATTAGGAGGTGGTATTATGGCGACAATTTCAACAAGCAATCAGCTTGCACCTATTACGATAGATAAATTCTTGGGCTTAAATGTTTCGCTCACTGGAGATACTCAAATAAAAATGGGTGAATCTGGTAATATGACAAATTGGTATATAACGGATGATTATAAATTAAAGAAAATGTATGGTTATAAATCTATTTATAAATTTGGAAGCAAAGTTCAAGGAAGATGTGTTTCCAAAATCGGAGATGCAGAAAGCTTATTAATAGCTACTGGCGGGCATCTCTATCAAGTGACAAAAGAAATGCTTTTAGATGAAGAAAAGTGGGAGAATATCAGTCCAATTGATTTAGGAACATTAACTGATAGTGAAACCACTTTTTTTCCATTTAATAACAAAATTTATATTTTGAATGGCTATGAATATAAAGTGTGGGATGGTAATAATTTAAAAGATGTGGAAGGATATATTCCAAAAATATTTATTTCCGCTAAACCTAGTGGTGGTGGAACGGATTATGAGCCTATTAATATTTTAACAGGAAAAAAACATATGACATTTAACGGGGATGGAACATCTAAAGAATACGTTTTACCAGAACAGAATCTTCAATCTATTGATAAAGTAATTGTTAACACGTTGGAAACTACAGATTATACGGTAGACCTAGATAATGGAAAAGTAGTTTTAGCAACTGCCCCGAGTGAAGCCATGGACAATGTAGATATATATTGGACCAAAGAAAATGGAGATAGGCATTTAATAGAAAGTATGAAAGCAGGCATTATCTTTGGCGGAAATACAGATACAAAAGTATTTTTGTACGGAAGTTATGAAGAGCAAAATAGAATTCGATATAGTGGAGTAGCCGATTTGGTTCCTTCTGTCGAATATTTTCCTGCAGTTAATCAAATAGATGTTGGAGCAACAAACTTTGCTATAACAGACTTAAGAAGACATTATGATAGGCTATTAGTAACAACAAACAAACCTGATGCCTATTATGTTACTTTAGATTTAATTGATATCGAAGGATATACAACAGTTTCTCCACAAACCTTTCCGTTGAATGAAGCACACGGAAACATTGCTTTTAATCAGGGACAAGTAATCAATAATGACCCTGTGACTATCGAAAATGGAGCTATCATTAAATGGAAATCAACAAATGTCCGAGATGAGAGAAATATGAGTGATATTTCACAGAAAATAAGATTAGAACTTCTCGAAATGAATTTAAAGAGTGCTAAAACAGTAGATTATAATCAAAATAATCAACTATGGATTGCAATTAATAACACAATTTATATCTATAATTATTATAATGAAACATATTCAAAAATAATTATTCCACATATAGCTACAGGTTTTGTTGTATTTAACGGAGACCTATATATGACGACGGAAACTGGGGAATTAATAAAATTTGGAGAACATTATAACAGTTATGATGGAGAACTAATTAAAGCACATTGGGAAATGAATTTTAGTGATTTTAATGTAAATTATAAAAGAAAAACTATGAATCGTTTATGGGTTCTTATGCAACCGCAAGCTAAATGTTCTGCCGAAATCGGATATATAACTAATAGAAACGAATTAGCCGTAAAAAAGCATATTGAATATAGTTTAGCACTTTTAGATGATGTTGATTTTTCTAATTTTTCATTTCAATTATCAAACAATCCTCAACCTTTCAGATTAAAGTTAAAGTCAAAAAAATGGACCAATTTAAAGATAGTTATAGATAATAATGAAGAAACTGATGCTACAATTCTTTCGCTATCGTTAAAGATTGAAACTGGTAGCGAAAGTAAGTAAGAAAGGAGAAAAATTATGTCATTACCAAAATTAACTAAAAACTTAAACAATATTCAAGGATTATCAGATAGACCAAATACGGCAGATGGATTAACTTCTGCTCAATTAAAGCAGAAATTTGACCAAGCGGGAAATGATATTAAAGATTATTTGAATAACGAATTATTGTCATCAATAGAAAAGGAGATAACTGATAATCAACCAGATTTATCGGATTGTGTGAAAGAAAATGATTATAGATTAAGTGATTCTAGAAAATGTAATAACAACTTTGATGATCCACTAACAGCTAGAGAAAATTTAAAAATAAAGATAGTTTCAAGTACATCTGAGATGACAGAAGAAAATACTATTTATCTGTTAAGGGGATGATAAAAGGGAAGTAATTGCATGGGCAGAATTTGATGGGAAAAATGGTGATAAGTTCCATTGTGATTTGGCTTATGACTTGTTAAATCAAGATATAGCGAGCAATACTTCTACTGTTCGCTTATATAACATGATGCGTTCATTTGATGGATATACCGGAAGTGGAAGTACCTGTAACGGATATATCAACGAAGAATTTGTTGGTAGCTTTGACAGTATATCTGCAAATGAATATAAACAGATTGGATATAAAGATATAGTAGTACAACATGATGATGCAGGAAATGGCACTTTTTCTGCGTCAGCTAGTATAGTCACACCGTGGACTTTAGGAAATTCTTCTTGTTCAGGAAACGCTACATTACCAAAAATATCAAGACAAGCAAATTTGACAACTAGCGCAGATATATTAGTTAATGGATTGAATACAGTGCACAATCTATCATTTGACAACCCAGCCAACGTGTTTTTGGGACTTCAGTATATAATAAACGGAGAAGTAAAAATTTATAAAGCTTTAGGGCAAATTACAAATGCAAGTATCACATTTTCACAAACCGAGATAGAAGAATTATTGAAAGTAACATCTTATACTTTAAGAGTACATACTGCTGATATTGGGTATAAAGATATTGATGGAATAGTTAATAGGCAAGGAATATTAAGAACACCTTCTAATATTCTAATACCATATTATAATGATGGAAGTGGTGCAAAATTATGTACTGCGTTCGTTGGAACAACGAAAGGAGTGTAGAAAAGGGATAATTATGAACAAGATTTGCAACTTTTAAAAGAAGAGCAAAAGAAAAAAGCAATAGCTGACTTGGAAACTCAGCAAAAACAATCTTTGTCTAATTTAGATGCAGAAATGAATCAAATAAAACCTACATATTATGCAAAAAAAGATAGTACAAATGTCCAGTCACAAGTTTCTAGTAAAAACTTTGCAGAATATTTGGCTAATACCGGACGTTCTAATAGTGGAATAGGCGCACAATATGAAATGACTAGAAAAAATAACTTACAAAGTAGTTTAAATACATTAAACACAGAAGAAGCAAATGCCATTGCAGATATTAATAGAAGAAAGACAGATGTTAACAATATTTATCAATCAGGTTTAGCTAGTGCTAATGCGCAAATAGAATCAGACTATATTACTAATTTACTAGCTCAAAGACAACAGGCTTGGGAACGTGAGATGCAAGAAAAACAATATCAAGAGTCTATAAGGCAATACAATGAACAAATGGCATATCAAAGAGAACAAGATGCTATTGCTAATGCGCAGACTTGGGCAAAAATCAATTCAAGTAAAGATGAATTAGGCTTTGATGATCCGGTAATAGAAACAGACTATTACTCTGGTGCAATTAATTCTGATGCTCAATATGGGACTTTTGCTACAAAAGACAAAAATGGAACGCAATATCAACCGAATAACATAAGTGGAAATAGACTATCAAATAGCGGATATAAAGTAAGTGATATTTTTGCTGATTCTGCCTATGGAACAACAGGAGCAGACTTAAGTAATCAAAAAATATGGAAAACTAGTGATGGAAAGTACTATGTATGGGATGGTTCTATAAATAATTATATAGATGTAACCGAAAAGGTAAATAAATCAGTAAATCAAAAAATGTCTGTAAGATGGTAAAAGGGGGAGTTTGAAGGGCAATTTCCTATGATGACTACAAGAAAAAATATGGTGATTCAATAGATAAATTAAGAAATAACTATAATCAAGAAAGAAAAAATCAACTACAAATTTCTCCGATTGAAAAAAGCATAACAACATCTTTAAAACAAAAATACGAAACAGAAAAACAAGAATTTAAAAGAAAACAAACATTATTGCAAGATACTTTAAAGCAAAGTGGTGTTGTAACTGGCAACTCATATACGAATCAATATAAGCCAAGTCCTATTCAAGTTTATGAATCTACTAAACTAGATTTGGGCACAAAATCAAAAAGACCAACTTTTCTAGACGAAGTGGAAAATAGAAAAAAATATGAAAATGAAATTAAAACTGCAAATGCACAAAATTTGATAAAGGAAATTGAAACTCAAAGAAATGTAGCTGGTTTTGCAGGATATGAGTATAAAAAACAAAAAGTAAATGACGAAAATGTCACTTTATATGATAAGACTTTGGGAAATATAACTCGTGGTATTGGTTCATTATTTGATATAGGAGATCAAGTAAGAGATGAACATGGAAACTTATATAGTTTGCCATCATACAACGAATTAAAGCAACAAAAAGTAAATGAAAGTTATAATACAAACATTGGTAAAATATTAGGAAATGTAACATATGAAGGAACTAGAATATTAAGTACTTCTATCTTAAATAAAGTTACTTTAGGTGCTGGTGGTAGTGCATTGTATTACAGTGATATGTTTAAAAATTCATATGATCAAGCGATGCGAGATGGTTATGATAATGATAGTTCAGTTTTATATGCATCATTAGGAACTTTGACTGAATTTGCAACTGGAAAATTTCTTGGTAGTGCTACTAAAGGTTTAACCGGCGGAAAAACTAGTGAACTTTCTAAAGGATTGCAAAAAGGATTCGATAAATTAATTAATAATAGAGGATTATCTAATTTCTTAGCTAATGCAACGAGTGAAGGAATTGAAGAATTTACTCAAGAATATTTGGATAATTTTAATAAATTACTGACATTAGAAAAAGAAAAAAATCCAAATAAGTATTTAGAAGTCATAACAAATCCGGAAGTTTTAAGTAATGCGATGTACTCTGCTGGCGTTGGAGCTTTAACTGGGGGAGTATTA